TTGGTGTGCCAGGTTTCCGGACGCCCGCGTGCAGAAGTTGTTACACCCTCTCCACTACCCTGAACCCCCGCGACGCCAACGGCAGGCTGGCCCGGCTGATGGCAGCGTCTTCGCCGGGGGCATTCATCGCGCCCCCGTCCTTCATCCCACCCGTCGCTTTACCACCTGCACATGCAGTCCCGCCGCAGGCAAATCCACGGTGGACAGGCTCACATTCCGCGCCGTGACGCGCACCTTGTCATTCGACCAGACATGGCAATCCAGCACAAAGGCAATGCTGCTGGTATCCAGCGAAGCATCCGCGAAATCCCCCCGCCGCGCACCGGGCACCGTTACATCCGCATTGGTCGTCGCACCGGGCGCCATGCTCGGCAAATCCCAACTGGCGGAAAACATCAGCGTCCTCCCGCCAGCGGACAGCGCAGGGCAGCCCGAAAGTACCGCCGGCGCGTCTTCAGGCAGGCCGTAAAGGCGGAGCGCCTCCAACTCGATCTGCCCATCAAAGCCAATGATCCCGATTTGCGCAAAGGCAACCTCTGGCCCAAAGCGCACCGTCTGGCGGCGGTTGAGGTCGCTCTCCTGCATCACTGCGCCGGCCTGCCAGGTTTTGGAAGTAGGCGCCCATTGCAGCGTCGTGCCGGATGCCAGCGCATCGCCGGCGATGTTTTCCCGCACAATGCCAGCCCCATCAAAGCACCGCAGACAAAGCCGCCCGCCATCTGCTCCGCCCACCAACCAATGCGCCAGCGGGAATTCCTTGGCGTGGGTGGTCTGCAAGACAAAGCCGATGCCGCGATTGGGGTTCAGCAGCAGGCCGCGTGCGGTCGGCGTAATTCCATTGAGTCCATTCCAGGAAAGCGCGGCCATGCTGGTCTCGGCGGTGGTGGAAGTGGCCATGATGCAGGCGCCCTCCACACCTATCTCCGTGCTGCTCTGCCAAAAGGCGGCAGCGCGGATATTCGGGATCTGCGCGAGCAGCCGCGTCAGCCGCGATGTCGGCGCGCGGTGGCGGTTGAATACGGCATTGCCGGCGCGGGTTGCGCTTGGGGTGTAGTCAACGCCAATCGCATAGCTCTGCGCCCAGGCCACATCATATTCGCAATCTGTGGCGGCCGCGGTGTGGCGCGCGGCAAAGGGCGAACAGCCCTCCATGCGCATGTTGCGCGCGATGATGACCGTGCCGTTTGTCTCATTCAAAAAGGGAATGGCGCTATTGGGATCAAGCTGGCGCAACTCGAAATTCGGCGCGTCAAAGACATGGCGGTTGTGGTTGTTATAGGCGTCCACGGCACCGCGCGAAAAGCGAACGCCGAAACGGTCCAGCGCCGGGTTGATCCCCGTGCCGCAGGCAAAATGCCCGCCATAGTATCGGATGGAGGTATTCCAGGCCGTCGCCGTCGCGGCATGCGCATCAAGCCCGTAGCGATTGTTCAGAATGCGCCCCAGGTTCAGCGTGCTATCCTCAAACCCCCGCCCATCGCCAAGGGTACGCAGCCCAATGGTGAACCCGGATACCAGGCGGAGATCAAGCAGCGAGGAATCAAGATTGCGCGCCAGGATGCCGATATCATCCTCACTGACCCAATCGGATTGGATTTGCCGCGTGACTTGCAGGCCGAGATAGAGCTTTTCGCCATTGCGCGTGGTGCCGCCATCGCCCAACGTCAGCACCGTGGCGGGCGCATTGGTGGCGCCAGTATATTGAATGATGCCCTGCATGATCAGTCCACGCGCGCCGCCGCCGAGCACAACGCCAGCATCCACGCGCCAGGTGCCGGGCGGGATGACGGCGAATTTGCGATCCGCCGCCGCGCGATCAAAACAGGCCTGAATGGCCGCGCGATCATTCGCCGCGCCATCGCCAAGCCCACCGAAATCAAAGGGCAGCACCGCCTCACGGTCGCGCAGATACTTTGCCAGATCGGTCTTCGAGATATTCTGCCCCAGCACCAGCAGATCATCGATGCGTGCGGCCATGGCAGCGCCCCTAGATTGCGGTAGCGGTGACCGGCCCGATCAGCGCGGAGACATTACCCTCGGCCGAGACAGAACGCAGCCAATACCACCGGGCTTGCCCGGTGCTTAACCCGGTGCGATCCCAGGGCAGCGCAGTAGGTTCGGCGGCCAGCTTTACGGCCTGGGAAAGATTGGCGCTGCTCGCCTCAAACACCTGCAAGCGTACCACCTCGGGCGGCAGGATTCCCGTAAGCCGCACACCGCCCGCAATGCCAAGCGCTGCCAGTGCGGTGACGCCACCTGGAATGGCGGCCTCCTGCCAGCCGGAAACCGCGCCACTGCGGGCCACGGCGCGCAGCCTGAACGCCGTTGGCTCACTGGTGGCGATGGAGGCCGCGGTGGCACTCAGCGCCCCACCATAACCCTGCCAGGCGGCAACATAGGCCGGACGGAATTCCAATTCATAGCCCGACAGACACCCGCGCGGGAAAGGGGCCAAGCCGGTCAAGCGCCAGCGTCACGCTATCCCAGGGCCGCAGCCGCAACGCAGAGAGATTGGCCGGAAAGGCCACTTCACGCTGGCGGCGATTGCGTTCCAGTTCGGCCTTCATGATGCGCTGCACGGTCGCGACCGAAGTCGTCAGCGGAAATTCCATGCTGCGATAAATCGCCTCGCCCCCATCCTCGGCGACATAATTCGCGGCCAACAATGGCGGCGCATCGGTCGGCTGCCAGTTTTTTGCAGGGTCCACATAGACCGCGCGCACGCCGTTAAAGAGATCCCGGCGCGGCCGGCTGCCCTGGATGGTGACATCGCCACGCAGCGCATTGGCATTGAGCGTGGTGATAGGCAGCGCCGGCCCGCCCGCATGAATAAAGAACCGCCCGCCCGAGACCACCAGTGCGCCCGCCATGGCGGCAACGAGCTTGCGGGTGATGGCAATCTTTCCCTCACCAAGGGAGACACGACCATTCACCGTGTAGCGCTTTTCATAAACGCCTGCGCGGGTGCCGATCAGTTCGTCGCAGATGTTCGCGGCGGCGATCAAGGCCGGGATGTCGATATCATCCCAGGATGCCTTCCAGCCAAAGGGCGCGGTGAGGTACCAGGCAAGGCAAAGCGCGGGATTGTCCGACCAGCCGGTGGTGTTCGTGCGCGGGTCCAGAATGTTATTCGCCCCCTGGACCAGGGCCGCGATATTGGGCGGGCCGGAGGGAAAGGCCTGGGCAGTGATCTTCAGGCGCACCGCGACATAGGCACGCCCGCGGCCGCGATGATTGGCGGTCCATTTGCCGGCGGTCTCGGCGATCAGATTGGCATTCGCCACTTGATCCGCCGCGCCCAAATGGCGATCAATCCGCACCAGCCCATTGTATTTCGCGTCCGTGGCCAGCGTATCACCCAGCCAGACATCGCCGATAGATTGCACGCGATGCGCCGCGAGTACGACGACAGCGTAGAAATACCCATCGGCGCGGCCCTGATCATCGGTCGCGGAATGGATGAACACGATGGGCCCGCCCACCTTGCAGCGGCCAAAGACGATCTGGTGTTCCGTGAGTGGCTGGCGGACGGATTGCGTGCGCCCCGCGCCCGGGGCGGTGGTGTTATCGACCGCGCGGGCGGGAATGACGGGGGCTGAGGGCGGGCGTGTCGGAAAGACGGCATTGCCGGCGCTGGTAATGGCAAAGGCAGTGCCGGCGCCAACCAGCGCGCCGATGATGCCACCACCGACTGCGGCTGAGGCCACCGCGCCAACGGCGACGGCGATGATCGGTATGGCGACGGGCATTCAGCCGATCCTCCAAGCTATGCTGCATTCGGTAAGCGGCGCGTGGGTCAGGCCTTTTGGTCCGACAAAGACGGCCCGGCCTGCCTCGACCACCACGCCAAGGCGCGGTGGATCACCGGCCAGGACGATATCGCCCGCGCGCGCATAGGCAGGCGCGATGCGCGGAAAGCCTGCGCTATCGGCTGAGGCTTTAAGCGATGGCAGGACCTTCACGCCCGGCTTGTTGCCAGTGACAGCCTCCACAGCCGCGAGCGCGAAGCTCGCGCAATTCCAATGCCGCGCGTCAAAGGCGCGTGCTTCCGCCGCCGACAGCACCGCCGCCAGCCGCATTGCCCAATCCGCTCGGCGTTGCGCGGCTGCCAGCGGGGCAGGCTCGTCGGTTGGGGCCATGGGGACAGGGCCTTCTTGAACTGCGCGTCCAGTGTGTATAAATACGCATATGAACAGCCGAGACGTCATTCGGGCGCTCAAAGCCAATGGCTGGGTGCAAGTCGCCCAAAAGGGCAGTCACGTGCAGTTCAAGCACCCGTCCAAGCCGGGGCGGGTGACGGTGCCGCACCCCAAGCGCGATTTGCCGCTCGGAACCCTGCGCAGCATCGCGCGACAAGCCGGCCTCAGGATGGAGTGACCACCATGTCGGAATACATCGCCCTGATCCATAAGGAACCCGGCAGCGATTACGGCGTTTCCTTTCCGGATTTTCCCGGCTGTATTTCTGCCGGGAAAACCCTTGATGAGGCACGCGCAGCAGCGGTTGAAGCACTCGCTTTGCATATCGAAGGCATGATTGAGGATGGTGAAACCATCCCCGCAGCTTCAACCTTGGAAACAGTAATGGCAGAGCGCGCGCATCGCGACGCGGTGGCTTTTCTGGTCAAAGCACCGGCGCAGCACGCCCGCGCTGTGCGCGTGAATATCACTCTGCCGGAGGATGTGCTGGCCGAGGTAGACAAGGAAGCTGGCCGCCAAGGGCTGAGCCGCAGTGCCTTTCTGGCACGCGCCGCGCGACGCGCCATGAATGAAGCTGCTTGAGTTGAATTCTATGTGATGGTGTGTGGCAATCCGCCCGCCGCATCACTGCGCCGGCAGCCGGATTTCCGCCTCCTGCAAGGCAGGCACATATTCGAAAAACCTGTCGCCCTGATATTCCGCCTGCTGGTCCGCATCCGTGTAGCGACGCACCTCGGCGCGTTCGAGATCCACAAGCCGGCTTTCGCAGGTCAGCGCGATGCGCGCCTCGGTCCCATCCGTCACTTCCATCACATCCATCAGCCCCGCCCAAAGCGGGAATGGATCCGCGACAAAAGCGCCCTCAGCATCCAGCAGCACACCCCAAAGCCGCGCCGGGCGCAGGCGAAAGCTGCGCTCTGCCAGCGCGATATCCACCACATCCTGCGGCACTGGCGAGAGCGAGAGCGTCAACCGCACTGCACGGAGTTCAACGGTTTCCTCAATCTCACTGACGGCACCAATGGCGCCCAGCCCTTCAAACACCTTGCCGGCCCAATGCAATGGCCCGATCCCCGTCCAGGCACGAAAAAATCCGGAGGCGAAATCAAGCTCCACCAGCACAACAGGTGCCGCGATGGGCGATGCCGCAGCAGCAATGGCAGCGGGGGTGAGGCGCGGCGATGGGGTGCTGCCGGACATTACAACGCCTCCTCCAGCCGGATGGTGATGGCCGTAAAACGCCCCGGCCGCGTTGGATTGGCCGCCTCATCATCGGAGACCAGGCGCATCGGTACGGTTGGCTTGGTCAAAACCAACGGCTGGTTCACCAGCAGCGCCTCGCGCAAGGGCGGCGCGATGGGAATGGTGGCAGTGCCAGTGCCGGATGCGGTGATGGCCTCGGTCGCGATATAAAGCCGCCCGGCAAGGCCGATCATGTCGCCGGCACCAATCGCGATGGCATTGGGATACCAACCCTGAGTCTGGATCGAAAGCGCACCACGCGGCGCGCCAGTGGCCAGCGCCGGATTGCCCGAGCCCACGACAAAGCCGGTGCCATCCGTAAAGATCGTCGCATCATCAAAGGAGAATGGCCCGCTTGGCACCTGGCCCTGGCTGCGCGGATCGCCACTGCGGAATTCCCGCCGCCAATCATAGATCCTGACGGTATTGAGCGAGCCCCCCAGCGCCGCCAGCAACCCTTCCAGTATCCCGGCACGCACACGATCCAAAGGATCAAAGCTCGCCTGCGCCACCCAGCGCGCACCTTCGCGCCGGAGCACCTGCGCCTGCCGCGTGATGGGCGAGACAAAGCGCGTGGTATTGTGCTGCAGATAGAATGTCAGCCGCGTCGGGCGCAGTATCTCGGGCCAGGCATATTCAACCATGGCTGTTATCCCCGTACTGTTTCATAAGCGCTGCCGCCCCGCCGAATGGCATCCAGCGTCATGCTTGATGACTGCCGCGCAATCTGCCCGGCCAAAATACGCAGCCGTGCCTCCACCCCAGCATCAGCGCCGCGCGCATCAATCGCGATGGAGGTATTGATGGTGGTGCCGCCCGGTGCGCTGCCGTTCGGCAGCACCGTGCCGGCCTGGTTCGGCACGAACCATTCCGGGCCGCGTTCGCCAACAATGTAGGGCTGCCCCGCCGCCACCGGGCCGCCATCGGCGCGGAACAAGCCACCAATGGCGGTGCCGATATCATTCAGCCAATTCCCTGCGCCAATACTAGAAAGCCCGGCCGAGGCCGCATTGCCAAGCGGTTCTGTGATGGTGCGGCGCGCGATGATGCGCGTCATGTCCTGCAACAGACCCTTGAGCACTTCAGACAGCCTGGCGCCGCGCACGATCGCGTCCTCAAAGGCCGAGGAAAAGGCAAAGCCCAATTCCCGCGCGGCGTCACGGGTGTTCTCCGTGCTGCGCTTGATGCGCTGCTCGGCCTCCTCCAATTCGCTCAAAGCGCGTTCGCCTTCGCGGGCGATGGTCTCGGTCGGGATGGGGCGGCCAGCACGCTCGGCACGCTCTGCCAAATCTCCAAGCCGTTCCAGGCGCCGCTGATAGCGTTCATAGGCATTCTCATTATCCAGGATCAGCCTTTCGCGTTCGCGCAGCAGGTCATTCAACTCGCGTTCCGCCGCGCGATCCGCAGGCGGGATGGCGGCCACACGGCGCGTGGTCCCCTCAATACGGCGCAGCGCCTCATCACGTTCTTGCAGGGCCAGGGTTTCAAGCTGGGTGCGATCCGCGGCGGTGATGCCGCCGGCGGCCTCGGCCTCACGCAGGCGGCGGACGCGGTCCTCATATTCGCTATTGATGCGAAAGCGGTCATCGAGCGCGCGGCGCAATTCCTCGGCATCCGCACCGGCGCGGCGGCGGCGTGCATCGGCGGCTTGGGCGGCGGCGCTTTCCGCCTCACGCTGCTGCCTCTCGCCGGCGGCCTGTTCGCCGCGCGTGATTTCCTCCGCGAGTTCCTGATACTGGCGGCGCAATTCCTCCAGACGGGCGGCGCGGTCCACCCCGGCCTGTTGCTGCGCGGTGCCCACCAGGCCGCTCCGGATGGTGCCGCGCCGTGGTTCGGCCGGCTGGCTTTGGCCTTCGATTTCAGCCTCAAGCCGGGAGATTTGCGCGCGCAGCGCCGCAGCCTCCGCACGGCGCGCGGCCTCCTGCTCGGTGGGCAGCAAAAGGCCAGAGCCGCGCCGCACGCCATCCAGCACGCGCGCCGCGCCGGACAGCGCCTGGGCCAGCGTATTGGAAAGACCGATGGCTTGATCGAGCCGGGCAAGGAATTGATCCGTCGCGACGGTGAGCTGGCCAAAGGCACGCCCCACCGAAAGCGGCGCGCGTTCAAATTCGCCATTCAGTTTTTCAACGGCGCCCAGCAGCGCGGGGAAAACCGTATCGGCAGTGAGTTTGCCCTCAGAGCCGAGCTTGCGGAGTTCACCGATGGAAACGCCAAGCTCGCGCGCGAGCGCCTGCGCAAGGGTTGGCAGGCCTTCCAGGATAGAACGCAGTTCATCGCCTTGCAGCGTGCCCGATGCCAGGGCCTGGGCCAGCTGTTGGGTAGCGGAGGAGATTTCCTGTTGTGATGCGCCCGAAGCGATGGCGATGCGCTGCAAGCCGCCGACAAGCGTTGCGACCTGATCCGAAGTGGCACCAATTTCCCGCGCGGCAATGGCAAACCACGCAAAGGCATCCACGCTTTCACGCACGGCGACGCCGGTTTGCAGGCTATCCTGATAGAGCCTGTCATAGATTTCCCCGGCGCGTTCAACCGAACCGAGCGCGGTATTCAGCCGCCCCATGGATTGCGTCAGCGCATCGCCGGCCACCACCACCGCGCGCAGCCCGGCAGCCAAGCCCGCAATCTGCACGCCGCGCACGGCGATATTCAGCAAATCCAGCGCGCGGGACGCACGTTCCGCGCCGCCCTGAATACGCGCGAGGGAGCGTTGGCCGGTTTCACCAACCTCACGCAATTCCTGCTTTACGCGCGCGGCGTCGTCCAAGGACAGGCGCACCGAGACGCGGCGGGTGGCGTCAGCCATGGGGCGTTTCCTCCCTGCCGCGCGTGGCGATGCCCTCAGCCATGCCGATACGCATCGCCATCAGCATTTCCGAAGCGGCCCAGCCCTGCGCACCGAGATCACGCGCGGCGGCGAGAGCGTTGGCGATATTGAGCGTAATGCCGGCCATGCTGGCCTCAGCGCAGGCGGTGCCGGCGGCCCAGCAGGCATGGGCTTCGACGCTGAGCGGTGCGTGTTGCGTGTAGGGACAGCTATTGCCGCAATCGCGTGCGATGGCCGCGCAGCCGCGACAATATTCGGGCCCGCTGCCGAAATGCCATGCGGCACGGGCCCTTAGGCGTTTCCCTCGGTGGCCACGGCAACGACTGGTGAGGTTGCGCGGTCCCAGAAGGCGGCGGCGATGTCGTCCATATCCATGAGGCGCTCGATGTCGTCAGGGGAGAGCGGCAGCGGCTTGCCGGCCGTATCACCAACACCTTCCCAGGCGGTGACGGCGTGGCGGGCGAGCGCCTTGACCAGAAACGCGAAGGCCAGGCCGCGCGACATGTCGGGGTCGAGGTCTGGCTCGGCTTCGCGTTGGGCGCCAAGCTTCCGGGCAGAGGCTGCCTGGGCCGCAGCCATCACAGCGGTGGTGACGGGGCGGATTTCCACGCGGACGCCGCGTGGGAGGGCGAGCCAGTAGGGGGTGGTGGGAAGGTCGAGGGTGAGCATGGAAATTGGCCTCTTCATGTGTTATGTAGGTTACGCAGTTTAAGGAGTGCGACCAATGCCCGAGCCTATGCTCAAGGTTGGTGCTGCCGAGGCCCAGCGGAATTTCGGCCTCTACCAGGACAAGGCGCTGATCCAGCCAGTTGCCATCACCCGCAATGGCCGCACGCGCACCGTGATGATCTCGATCGAGGAATATGAACGTCTCAAGCGCCGCGATCGCCAAGTGTTTCGGACCGAGGACGCCCCGCAAGATGTCGTGGACGCTATCCTGAACGCAGAGATCCCGGAGGATGCCAAGCAGTTTGACCATGAGGTCCGATAGTCGCCATCTCCCAGGTGTCGGCGACGTTCTGCGCTACGCTTACCTTTGGAGCCACGAGCACGACCGCGGCCAGGAAGAAGGTGCGAAGGATAGGCCCTGCGCGGTCGTGATGCTCATCCGGCGTGACGATGGCACGGACGAGGTGGCCGTGCTGCCGATCACCTCGAACAAGCCAGAGGTTGATGGTGCCGGTGTCGAAATCCCGACCGCAACACGCGCCCGACTAGGTTTGCAACGTGAGCCCTGCTGGGTTGTGGTGAGCGAGTTCAATTTGTTTCGATGGCCCGGCCCTGACCTACGGCCGCTTGAGGCTGGCGAGGGGTCTTTCGTGTTTGGGCGGTTGCCAAAGGAACTGGTACTGCGCATCCGAGAGGCCTTTCGAGACTGGCGCGCGCGCGGACCCACGCGGATGGTCCGTCGGACCGATTAGGGGATCATCTGTGGCTGACCAGGAGCCTTCTATTTCTGGTGACGGGCTGGATCTCCACGCGGACGCCGCGCGGCAGGGTGAGCATAAAATTCTCCTGTCAGGAATAACACCGCCCTTGAACGGCGCATCATTTTGATGCAAATATACGGCATGCCGAATGCCTCCCCTGCCGTCCGACCGGGTGTCACTGTTCGCCTCGAGCCCGAGGCGCATGCACGCCTTCAGCAAATCGCCAAGGCCGAACATCGCTCGGTCGCTGCGGTGCTGGAGCTGCTTGTCGAGCGTGAAATCCGGGCGCGCGACGAAGCCGAGCGTACGATCCGCCTGCATGTGGCGCCGGAACTCCAGGGTCAGCCTTTCAGCGAACCCGATCGTCGAGCGGGCGAGAGCGACAAGAGTTATGCTCGCCGCAAAAAGACCATCGACGCGTTGTTTGGCCGCTGAAGCGGCGTGGCAGATTGCCCGATCCCGTCCGGGTGCTTTGTCTGGACCATGTTCCCGTTTGGTCCGCCGGATCCGCCTGACCGGCCCGGGCCAGTGCGGCACATCGCCTATGTGCTGGCTACTGACAGTAAGCCAAAGGTGCCAATGCTACTGCTCGCCTACACAAGTTCTGGGCCATGGCGCGGTGCCACGGGCCGGCTACCGCTTGGCGTGATGGAGTTTGACGATGCCGCGGCCCGCGCGGTCGGCCAGAAGCCATTCCATATTGATTTACGCTGCCTTGCGCAGGTGCCGCTGGCAAAGCGCTGGTTCCCTGATCTCAGCCAAACAGGCTTCGGCATTATCGGCACCGCAGGTGCGCGGCTCCGCGAGCGGATTGATGTGATGCTGAGCGATTTGGTAACCAGGAACCGTGACCTGATTGAAATGCGCGGGCCGAGGTAGGCGATGCGCGCAGCACTTAGCTTACTTAAACAACAGGAGGCGCGTCGCGCTGCCTTCACCGAGATGCTTGAGCGTGTCGCACGTGAGGCCGATGAAAAAGGTTGGCTTACCGCCGAAGAAGTGGATGCCGAACTTCGAGAGATCATCGCGCAAGCCAAATCCGCGAGGACAAAAGGAGCTTGAAGGCGAAGGAGGCGCCTCACCCATACTCTGTCCCCGCCTGCTGGTTCCTCAACACCACCGTCATCATCCGCCCCGCCGTCGCGTTGAACGCAGCCCTGAAATCAAAACTCGCCTCCACCCCTGCCGGTCCCTCGATCGGGGTCTTGGCCAGCGCCAGATAAACCTCATGCAGCGTAATCGTCAGGCTGCGATTGGCATCCATCGTGAAGGCCATGGCGAATTCTGCTGGCGTGCCGCCCTGCGCCTGCGCCAGCAGCACCGTATTCTCAAACCGCACCGTGATTTGCCCGGTGCAGCGCGCAATGCCGGGGTCCACACCCTCCACCTTCCGGTCAGCGCGGATCGTGCGCACCGTCTCCATGCCATTCGTAAAACTGAGCCGCGCGCCGGTCACCTGCGCCAGCGCTGCTCCGGCGCGCGTGATGGAACCCTGCGCCTTGTTGAAGGCCGTAAACGCCGCACCGCTTGGCGTGCCGCCGGAACTCGCCGCACCGCGTAGCGACCCCTGGCCCAGCAGCCCAATCGTCGCGCTGGCAGCACCGGTGGGCGTAAAATCCATCTCCAGCGTATCGGCACGCACGCCCGTGCACACATCGTAATTCGGCACATCCGGATAGCCGATTTCAATACTGTTGGAAGGCAGTGCCGCAAGGCCCGAGCCAAAGCTATGGATGAAATTCGGGCTCGTGCCGCTCGTGGTCGGCGGGCCGAACAACAAGCGCAGCCAATGTCCGAAATTGATCAGGTCAATCGGCACCACTGCCTGGCCCGCCACCGTCACCGTATCCAGTAGCGGTGCGCCAGTGTCGCGATTGCCGCCAATGCCAATCACATCCGCATCCAGCAGCGGCTGCTCCGCGCCCAGATTGCAGGACAGAAAGGGCATGCGCCGCCAATTGCCACTTGGCGCAGTGCCATAGCTGGCCTCGGGAATCATCAGCAGGCGCGCATTCGCGCCAATGGCACGGGGCATGGGGTTTCTCCTGGTGGGCGATCAGGCCAGCGGTGACCCGATGGCGGTAAAGAACAAGGCAACAGGCAGGCTTGCGGCACGCGCGCTGGCCGCGCCTTCGAATTCGACATCCTCGATATCCGCGCTGCCGGGCTGCGCCCATTCCACCGCGCCACCCAGCATGGGATCGGCAGTGATGGCGGTGGCGATGGTAACCAGCAGCGCATCCAACAGCGCATTATCCGCCGCCAGCACTTCGATTTCCGCGCGATGTTCAATGGCAAAGGCAAGTGGCGAGAGTATGGGCGTTTCGGAGACACTCTCCCCATCGCGCAGCACCACCAGCCCGCCCGAGGGCAGGCGCAGCGGCACGGTCTCATTGCGGCGGATGACAGGCACTGGGTTGCGCGCGGCCAGGCTGGCGTTCAGGCGCGCCAACAGGGCGGTCAGGGCGGTCTCACGCAGGCTCATCGCGGCCTCCCTGCCTCGGCGGCCCAGGCCGCCACAAAGCGCCCGGGCAGGCGCCGCAGGCCACGCTCCGCCGCGCCCTTTACGTCGAGCCGCTTGGTGAGCTTCACCTGTGGCAGCAGCAGGAACATTGGCACCATGCCGCGCGCGAGTAGACCGCGTGCCCAGGCCTCTCGGCCCCGGCGATGGGCGGTGCCGACCTCGGTGACACCCCCGGCAATCAACCTCAGGCGCTGCCGGCGCCGCCCGGCCTGTTCCCCGGCGCGGAGTGGCAGGCACCAGACAAAGCCGCGCCCGGATTTGAACGGCCGCAGAAACGCCTGGCCCGAGGCCACCATCTGCGCCGGCGTCACGCGCATGCCTTTCTCGCCCCGCCCGCGCCTGCCACGCGCGGCGTTAAAGCCGGTGGGGATAGCTAAGAATTTCCGCCCGCCCTTGGCGCGGATCAGCGCGCCACGCTCAAAGGCGTCAATCACCTTGGGGACCTTGGTGAAGACCAACCCAGCAGGACGTAGTGACTGGCCCGTCCGAGGAAACACCATGGACCGCCAGGCATTGGCGATGCCGCGCGCATTGCCGGCAAAGGCGGTGGTGACTTGCTGGCGGAGTTCGGCTTTGACCTCGGCGGTCTCGGTGCGGATGGCGGCCATGGCAGCGCGTTCGCCCGCGCGTACCTCCTCCGTGAGCATCTTGCGAAGATCGCCGACGAGTTGTGCACCAAGCCTCATGCCGTGTGCCTATCGCTGACAAAAGACGCGCCAGGCCGTACCGCTGGCGTCGCGTTCGGCGTGGCGGACGGTGAGCACTTCGCCGCCGATCGAGAAACTATCGCCCGCGGCAAGGTCAGGCAGGGTGGCGATGGCGAGCGAGAGAATATCGCTGGCGGAGATCATCTCTGTCCCGAATGCATCCGCCAGGCGGTCGGGCGAGGAACGCAGCACGCGCAGGCTGACCGGCGCGCCGGTGCCGCCCTGGCGATACTGCGCAGCGCAGCCAAGATGTGGATCGGCGATCAGGCTTGCCATGGCGGTATCAAAGGCGCTCATCGCCTCAGTACCTCAACAATCCTGGGCAGCGTCTTTTCGGCAGAACGACCAATGACGTAGCCACCCAGGCCGATCTCGACGATGTTCCAGAGCTTGAGCGCCTCGGCCTCACTGATCCCAGGCGCCGACCAGCCGAGCCAGCGTGCGACGATCAACAGGCCAAAGGTCAGCATCAGGATTGGCCGCCAGCAGGCAGCGAGCCAATGTTCCGATTGTGCCTCGGCCTTGATGATATCGGCGGCGGCCTTTTCCAATTCGCCAGCGCGCGCGAGCAGGGCAGCATTCAGTTCCGCCTCGGCACGCTGCCGCGCCTCAGCATCGGGGAATAGCCGCTTAAGCGCATCACCCAGGATCGGCACCAGCGCGGGCAGCAGGGCGCCGATCATGGGTATTTCCCTCGGTCCAATTCGAAATGCGGACCATCAGGGAAGCTTGGCCAATCACCGCCCCAGGTAATGGCAACGCCAAGCTTTTGCGCGGCACCCTTCATGGCGCTGGCGAGTTGCGCATATAGTGGCCATGTGTGGACGACCCCCACCTCGCAAGAGGTAATTTCGGATCTGACGTTGTATCGGTCGGGTGCAGCCATGTGTCCGGCCTGTTTAATGCGGCACGCATGGCCGCTGGCCCTGATGCGATCCG